GTGTGGCCCCGCCGCCGCCAATATCGTTTCCGTTCGGATCCGTGGCGCCCTGGGTGCCCGTGAGCGCGCCCCCAGGCCCGCCGGCGACGCTCGCCGCACTGTAACCGCCGCCGCCGCCGCCGGCCGCCATCAGAATGGCAAGGCTTGACGACGTGACAAACAGGCCCGACCACCCGCCACCCTGGCCGCCATACTGGCCCGCCGGCCCCCGGTTCTGACCGACGCCGAGCGTGACAGGCACGCCGGCGGTCAACGTCACATCGCCGCCTGCGAAGGCACCCGCGCCGATGGCTCCGAACCCATAGGCGCTTCCGCCCTCGCCCCACGCTTTGACGCTGGTGGTCAAAGTGAAAAGCGGCGTGATCGTCCAGGCCCCCTGGGCCGAAAGATTGAGGGGGCCGTCCGCGTCCAGGTCCCAGGTGGTCTTGCCGCTGACCGCCGGGGAGATGTTGAAGCTGCGACTGACCGACACGTAGCTGAACGCCGCCGCCAGGGTTGCACTCCCGGCCGGATTGGTCACGACCACATTCTTGGCGGCCCCGCTCCCAGCCGGGGTGACACAGGTCACAGTGTTCGAGTTGACCACGGTCACGCTGGTGGCCGCCACGCCGCCGACCGTCACGCTGGTCGTCCCGCCCAGCTGGGTCCCGGAGATGGTGATGGTCGTCCCCCCGGCCGGCGGGCCAGAGCTGGGCGAGACGCTGAAGGGGTTCGGAGGCTGGGCCGGGGGCGTCGTCGGAATCGTCTCGGCCGCCACGATCGGGGCCAGGACGGCGAAGACGGTCGGCAGGAGCTTAGCGTCGACCGCCGCCTCGGAGGGGTGCAGGCCGTCGGGGGTGTCGGTGTAGTTGGGCGTTCCCCAGACCGGGCGGATATCGATCAGGCCGCAGCCATTGGCCGCGGCGAAGACCCGATCGTTCTCGTAATAGTTTTCCAGGTTGGGCCGCAGGGTCAGGTCCGGGCACCCGTTCATGGTCATGAGGTAGATCAGGACGTTCGCGTTGACCGCCCTCAGGGCGTTGACGATCGACTGCAGGTTTGCGGTCGCCTGGGCGATCGAGATCCCGTTCGCCGTGACCGCGTCATTGATCGAGAACTCGATCAGGCAGACGTCCGGCCGGTGATTGCGGGGCCGGTCGATATTGGCCACGCCCCAGCTGGAGGTCTGGCTCCCCTGGCCGACGTCGTAGCAGATCACCCGCCGGCGGGAGACGCCGTTCAGCTTGTTCTGGAGCTTGATGGGCCAGCCCCCGGAAAGCCGCCCCGTGGTCAGGGACGTCCCGAAGCAGGCGATGCCGATCGGCCGGGGGATCACTGATACTGACCCCGGTCGTCGGTCCAGCCGTAGATTCCGAGGGCCAGGGTGTCGCTGGCGTTGTCCGAGTGCGTGTAGACTTGGCCGTTGCTATCGCACCAGACGTCGCCGTCGAAGATCCCGTATGCGCCATAAGATCCGTCGCTCTGGAGGTAGATCGTCCTCCGGACTTGGGCCCGCTTCAGGGTGGTGAGCTGGGGCACGCCCAAGGCGGGATCAAAGATGCCTGAGACGGTCACCAGTTGGCTGCCGCCGGTGCTCTGGTAGAAGACCCGCAGCTTCAGGGGGATGCCCTTCGGGCAGACCAGCTGGCGAAGATAGGGGCCCGCGCCGTTCGCCACGCCGGCGAACTCGGCCGAGCGATAGTACAGCTCGAAATAGTCGCCGTGCTGGGTGAACTTGCGGATGTAGCCGCTGGCGTCGGTCAGGACCGCCCCCAGCCGGCGGAAGGCGCCGTAGCCGCTCGGCAAGGTCGGGTTGGTGGCCGAAGTGGACATCAGGACGTCCAGGGTCCCGTCCGAGGTCTTCCGGATCAGGTGGATCCAGTAGCCGGTGTTGGCGGCGACCGACCCGGTGTCCAGGGCGCCGTTCCCCGTCCCGACCGCCCAGGCCTGGTCGAGGCGCTTCACCAGGCCGGTCGTCAGGCGCAGGTCGAAGCTGTCGGTGCTGTCCCGGGCCTGGCCGGTTGCGATCGTGACGTGGGTGTTGGGATAGGTCGCGTCGTTCGCCAGGGTCAGGCCAGACAGGGAGCCCCGGGCGATCTGGGGCGGGCCGTCCAGCTTCGCCTTGTCGGCGGCGCTCATCACGCCGGAAAGGCTCGAGGTCGCCGCCGGCAGGACCGCGTCGGTCCCGGTGTCGGACAGGACCGTCAGCGTGGTCGCGTTCCGGGAGAAGGTCAGGTTGGTCGCGCCGCCGGCCGGGATCGCGTCCAGCTTGGTCTTGTCGTCGGCGGTCATGATACCGGCGCTGTCGACGTTCGCGGTCGGCAGGACCGCGTCGGTCCCGGTGTCCGAAACGATCGTGACCGTCGTCGACGTCCGGGTGAACGACAGGTTGGTCGCGCCGCCGCCCCCGCCGCCGCCGGCCGGGATCCCGTCCAGCTTGGCCTTGTCGGCGGCCGTCATCACGCCGGCCTCGGTCGCGCTGGCGGCCGCCAGGACGGCGTCGGTCCCGGTGTCCGAAAGGACCGTCACCGAGGTCGCATTCCGCGAGGCGGTCAGGTTGGTCGTCCCGCTTCCGGCGCCCGGCGTGATCCCGTCCAGCTTGGCCTTGTCGGCGGCCGTCATCACGCCGGCCTCGGTCGAGCTGGCGGCGGGAAGGACCGCGTCGGTCCCGGTGTCGGCGACGACCGTGACGCTGGTCGAGTTCCGCGTCGTGGTCAGGTTGGTCACGCCTGCGGCGGCCGACAGGATCGCCAGGGTCTTGGCCAGGCAGGGGAAGAGGAAGGTCGAGCCGTCCGGGGCCGTGGCCACGTAGTAGCCATTGCTGCTCGGGCCGCCGGTCACCGTCCCGGTAAGCCAGTCCAGCCGCGAGGCCGTCTCGGCGTTGATCCGGTTCAGGGCGTCGGTCAGGCGGTAGGCCAGGTCTGCTGGAATGGCGTCGCCGCCGCCCAGCCAGTCGGTCAGCTGTCCCGCGAAGGTCGCCTTGAAGGCCGTGGCGTTCGACAGGCTCACGCCCTGGGCGACCAGGGCGTTGACGTAGTCGTTCGCGAACTGGGTCGTGGTGAGGCTCATAAGATTCCCGCTTGGCGAAGGGCCAGGTCAATGAAGGCCAGGCCGAGGTCCGGCGCCCGCGGTTCCGCGCCGCCGGCCCGGACGGCCGCGTCGAAATCGGCCAGAGGGGTCGAGACCAGGGCCAGGAAGGGCGTCGTCGCGAAGGGCGAGGCGTCGAGGTCGCGCAGGATCGGGCCCGTCCCGTCGGCCGCGAAGGTCGCCGCCAGGCTGGTCGCGTCGCCCTCGACCACAGCGGCCAGATGTCCGGCCCGGAAGATCGCCAGCCTCATCGCTTCAGCTCCGTCAGCATCAGCTCGTTGACGTTGGAGGTCAGGGTCCCGGGCGTCGCCGACGGCCGGTCCAGCTCGATCGTGTAGACGTGGAAGCCGGCCACGGGGGTGTCGCGCAGCAGCCCGGTCAGGTTGTCCAGGTAGGGGCCGACCATGTTCGACCTGGCGGTCTCACGAAGCAGGTACCCGTCCCGGTAGATCCGGGCCCGGCAGCCGCCGGTGAAGCCAGAGCCGAGGCCCAGCTGGCAGTCGTAGGCGACCTGGACGGGCGCGCCGGTCGTGACGATCGAGAGGCTGATCACCTGTAGCGGGGTCGTGGTGATCGTTGACCCTGGGGCGTTGCCCGCGCCGACCTGGGTCGTGACTGCGCCGCCGAGGATTGAGGCCGTGACGATGGAGTCGGCGACGACCTTGTCGACGCGGAAGTTCGTGGCGCGGACCTCTCCGTCCACGATCGACAGGGGGAAAATGTCCGTGGCCCCGTTCGAGAACGCGATCTGGTCGGCCTGGAAGGCCAGGGTCGAGACGCTCGGACCGACCGCCGCCTTGATGCCGGCGACCCGCCCGGAGGCGTTGAGGGCCAGGACCCACTGAGCCGAGATCCCGTTCACGGACGACTGCAGGGTCGTGATCGAGGCGGTGTGGCCGTCGACCGTGGTCGAGACCGTCGAAAGGCTCGAGGCCAGGGCGCTGTCGGCGTTGGTGCGGGCGGTGACCTCGGTCGCGATCGCGGCCGTGTTGGTGTTGGTCTGGGCGATGACCGCGCTGACGTCCGAGGCGATCGCGCTGTCGGCGTTCGCCCGGGCCGTCGCCTCCGAGAGGATCGCCGCGGCGTTCGCCGCCTGCGCCGCCAGGACGGCCGTCTTGTACTGGCCCAGGGTCTCGGTCGCGCTGACCTTGACCGTGGTCTCGTCCAGGACAAAGGCTCCGCCGCCCGGCGTGACCGCCCCCAGCAGGTTGAACCGGCCGAAGACCGAGACGTCGCCGTCGGTCCAGTCCGTGTCCTCGTCGATCAGGATCTTCTTGACCGGCTGGCCCTTGTGCAGGGTCGCCTGGTAGGTCCGCAGGCGCTCGTCCTGCAGGCGGTTGAAGGTCTCCAGGGCCGCCTGGTTCAGCTGGCGGCCTTGCTCGGTCACGTAGGCCAGGTCCGCCGTCAGCTGGGCGGCGGTGATCCCGTTGATGGTCGAGACCGGCACCGCCAGGGCGCCCGTCGTGTGGACGCCCAGGTCCAGGCCGGTCAGGCCCTCGGCCTTCAGGGCGGTCCGGTAGCGGATCCGGCAGTGATAGTCGCTGGCGGGCAGCAGGCCCCGGGCCTCGATCCGCTGGATCTGCGGCGAATGCTCCGACGACATCCAGTCGCCGTAGGTCCCGCCGCCCAGGCTCAGCCGCCACTCGGCGATCACGTGGGTGACGTTCGGGTCCTCGCACTCGCCCTCGAAGACCAGGGCCGGCTGGGTCGAGCCGTCCGGGCCGGTCAGGGCGGTCCCGGTCACCGTCCAGGAGCCGCTGGCCACGACCGTCGAGGCGTTCGGATCGTAGGCGGTCAGGCCGGGCGTCGCGGGCGGGTCCAGGGTCTCGCCCAGGGCGTAGCCGTGCTTGCCGTCCGTCTCGGACACCAGGGTCAGGGTCGTGATCAGGGTCGCCGGGTCGCGCTGGCGGCGGACGATCAGCATCTTCTGGGCGGTCAGACCGAACTCGGGCTCGTCGACCGTGATGCAGTCGCCCGGCTTGTAGGCCATCCAGGCCGGCTTGCAGGGCAGGACGACCGGCTGGAACTCGCGGCTGTTCTCGATGTCGTAGCGGGCCAGCTGGGCCGCCTGGACGGAGTTCTGGACCAGGCCGTACTCGATCTCGCGCGAGCGCACCTTGCCGCCGTCCTCGGTCACGTGGGCGGCGACCTGGACGGGCTCGTCCGTGGCGACGATCTCCCAGCCCTGGGCTTCCTCGCGGTACTTCGGCCAGACCGTGTTGATCCGGGTCCGCCGGCTGGGCGTGCCGGTGATCTGGGCCTCGCCGACCACGTCCTTGCCGGTCAGGGTCGCAAGGCTGGTCCGGGGGGTCGAGACCAGGCAGCTGATCTTGGCGCCCAGGCGCATGGGCCGGCCGCCGCCGGCCTGCAGCATGGCCTTCAGGACTTCCCACTTGTCGTCCGTCGAATAGACGACCCCGCCCAGGGTCCAGTCGTTCGCGTCCGCGACGTTCGCGCCCTCGACAAAGGCGGCCACGTCAATGGCCGACAGGGGCGCGCCCAGGCCCATGACCCGAACGCCGTTCACGTGGCGGCCGATGCACCAGGTCAGGGCGTGGACGAAGGGGTTCTCCGACCAGGCCCAGGTGCTTTCGTCGTTCGCCCGCTGCGGGCCCGAGCCGCCGGCGTAGGTCGAGTCCAGGCGGGGGTCGTAGACCTTCACCCACTTGGCGACGGCCAGCTTCCGGGGCGGGCCCGAGGAATAGACGGTCGTGTTGTACTGCAGGCACCAGAGGTCGGCCGCCAGGCCGCTCAGCTTGTGGGCCGAGGTCCACTCGGAGGGCAGGCCGTAGTGGTCCGCCGGCGTGTCCTTGGTGCCCGTCGCCGTCCAGTGCAGGTACCCGGTCTCGGGCCGCGCGCCCAGCTGGCTGCGCCGCCACATCCGGTTCTGGTAGAAGCCCGAGGCCCCCTCGCCGCTGTCGGTCCCGAAGGTGACGGGCGTATCATTGACCAGGAAGGCCTCGTAACTGTCGATCGGCCCGGCGGCCGAGTAGACCGTGGCGTAATTCAGGTACTTGTTCTTCTCGCCGGCGGTCTGGGCGAAGACCATGTTGCCGGCCGTGCCCGTCCGGCCGAGGGCGTAGGGGATCGGCCCCCGCGGATCGGCCTTGAAATCGACCTGAGAGCCGAAGTCTCCGCCCACTTTTGGCGCCAGGGCGCCGTTGAGGGCCGCGCTGACCCCCGCCGTGATCGCCACCTCGGCGACGACCTTGGCCACGGTCATGATCTTGACCGCCGTGTCCGCGCTGATCCCGGCGGCGACGGCGGCCTGGAAGACCTTCACGGCCACCCATTTGGCGGCGATCACTACGGCTTCGGCCAAGGGTCCACCCTCCAGCACGCGAGAATGTCTTCGGCGTCGGGCTGCAGCACGCCGCCCAGGTTGTCGTGGGGGCTGAAAGCCAGCACCCGGCCATTGCCCAGGCAGACGCCCAGGGACAGGTCCCAGCCCTCGCTCGAGGGCAGGCCCACCAGGTCGCCGACCAGGTGGAAGGCGAAGGGGATGCGGTCCAGCCCCTGCCCGTCCACGGCCTCGCCCAGGCCGGAATAGCCGAGGCGCTTCAGGGCCCGGCGGGCCTTCAGGGCCGAGTCCCACTGGCCGGCGCGGTTGAGGTCGCTCGGGCGGCCGTGGTGCGCCAGCACGCTCGCCGCCAGCCGCACGCAGTCCGCCTCGCCCCAGGCGAAGGGCTGGCCGAGGAAGGCGTCCAGGGCGGCCTGGGCCGCGTCGCGCCGGGCGATCAGGGGCGGGGTCAAACGACAACCCCCCGGAAGGTCCCGGAGGTCTGGGCCGCGCCCGTGTCGACCAGGACGTTCTTCGGCGCGTCGGCGCCCCAGATCGGCTGGTTCCGAACGAAGCTCACGAACTCCAGGCCCTTCTCCCCCGGCCAGATCGACTGGTGGAATCCGGTGTTGAGGCGCTCGCCCTCGTCGGTCTCGAGGAAGCGGTCGAAGATCGAGATCACGGTCAGGTCCAGCTCGCGCTGGCCTTCGCTGACCTTCTGGGTCGGGACGTCCGTCTCGCCCACGAAGACCAGGTCGGGGTCGGCGATCACCTGGCCGGTCACCGCGTCCAGGGCCCCGACCCAGAGGGAGACCGCCGAGCCCTGGGCCGTGGCGGCGGCCAGGGCGGCCATGGCGGAATTGTCGGGGGGCAGCAGGGTCAGGGTCAGGCTGGGGGCCTGGTCCTCGAGGCCGTCGGCGAACTCCGACACGCCGCCCAGGACGCCGAAGGTCGCGTCGCGGCCCACGAAGGTCCGGCCGCCGAAGGTCACGGTCCCCGCTCCGTCCAGCAGGCGAACGTAGGTCGGCCCGGGCAGGACGATCTCGACCGCCCCGAACAGGATCAGGGCGGGCTTCGCCAGCTCGGCCGTGAAGGCTGAGGTCAGGGACGACACGTCAGGCGTTCTCCGACAGGGTGAAGGCCGTCGAGGTCCAGCGCAGGCGCTCCAGGGTCCACTCGACGTTTCCGGTCAGCAGGCCCTCGACGACCGGGGCCGAGAAGTTCAGGGCCGCGCCGTGCGCCGGCGAGGCGCGCAGCAGGGGGGCCACGTGCAGCTGGACCTGGCCGGACGGGCTGGCGGTCACCGCTTGGGTCGTCACGTGCAGGTAGTGCCGGCCGCCGGCCTCGAAACTGAAGAACCGGCCGGCGGGCACGGTCTGGCCGGAGGTCAGGCCCGCAATGTTCAGCCGGGCGCCCGCCTGGCCGGCCCCGTTCACGACCGGAGATCCGGCGATCACGGACCAGACCTCGGCCTGGGGCCAGGCCAGGGTCAGGGTCTCGTTCTCCGCCCGGGCCTTCATGCGGGCGGCCAGGAAGCTGGCGGCGTCCACGGGCTCGAGGGGCGGAAGCATGACGTCCACGGCGAACCGCGCGCCCAGCCGCTGGATGGTCTGGACCGGCCCGCCGAGGATCGGGGTCAGGACCGACTGGAAGTCCACCAGGCGGGCCGAGACCTGCGCCAGGTCGGGCAGGGAAGGAAGGGAAACGCTCATCGGCCCAGCCTGTTCCTCGCGCGCGTGTAGATCCGGGCCTGGGCCTCGGCCGAGCCGCGGGCCGCGCCCTCGGCGGCGGCGCGGGCCCCGACCTGGTCGGCGTAGGCCTGGAAGGAGGCCATCAGCTCTTCGGTCACGACCGCGCCGGTGAAGTCGGCGTGAATGACGACCGGCCCGGCCGAGGCGCGGGGTCGGATGTCGGCGAGGCCGTGCGGCGTGACGGTCGAGCCCCGGGGCAGGTTGACCAGCTCGGGCCCGCGCTCGCCGACCATGGCCAGGCCGCCCGGGGCGTAGTTGGTCCCGGTCGCGAAGCTGCCGGTCAGGACGGCCATCACGGCGGTCTTGACCCAGCTGCCCGAGCCCGAAGATCCGGATCCGGAGTCCGCCCCGACCTCGGCCAGGGTCTTGGCCAGGCTGTCCAGGACGGCCCGCATCAGCTGGGCCTTCAGGTAGTCGACCACGCCGGGCACGCCGCCGTAGAAGCCGGCCTCGAGGCCCGTGCGGACCCCGTCGTACAGGGACTGGTAGGTCGCATCCCGCGCGCCCTGCAGCTGCTCGTCCAGGGTCGCCACGAAGTCGCCCGAGACGTCCAGGGTCGGCCGCAGCTCGTTCCCGCGCTTCTCGACCGACTGCCAGTAGTCGAGGGCGGCCAGGATCTCCATGATCTCGGGGTCGAAGACCTCGACGGCCTTCAGGGGCTGGGCGGCCCGGCCGGCGGCGCGGCGCGTACGCCCTGAGGCGGAACCGCCGCCCGAGAGCCGGTCAATCATGGCCTCGTTCGAGGTCGGGATCGTCGGCGCCAGGGCCGGGGCGCTGGCGATCGCCGAAGGACCCGACAGTTGCCGGACCAGGCTGCGGACCAGCGACACCCCCAGACCGTTAGATCCGCCGGGGAGGAAGTTGGAGGCCAGCCGGATTGCGCCCTCACCCACGCCGACCGAAAGCGCCTGGCCAGCCGCCTGGCTCTTGAGCCCGGAGGCAAGCTCGCCAAACATCTTTGACAGCTGGGCGGCGAACTCCATCAGCCGGATCAGGACCGGCGCGAGGCCGACCAGTGAGCTTTTGAGCTGGACGTCGATGATCTGGGAGAGGGTCTCGAACTGGTCGTTCAGCTCGGCCCCACGCTGGACCAGCTCCTCGTCCATCACCACGCCGACGGCGCGGGCCTCGGCGCGCAGGCGTTCCATTTCCTCGACGCCGCCCTGGATCAGGGGCTTCATGCTGTCCAGACCCAGCAGGGAGATCAGGGCGTCCCGCCGGGGATTGCTCTCAATCTCGGCCAGCTTCTCCATGACGGCCCTCAGGGCCTCGTCACTGGTGCGGAAGGCGGCGATCTGTTCCTGGCTGAAGCCCAGCAGCAGGAAGGCCCGCTGCGCCTTGGTCAGCCCCTCCTGGGCCTTGCCGAGGGTGACGCTGAACGCCTCAAGGGCCTGGTCGGCCCCCTTCTCTTCCCCGCCCGCCAGGCGCAGGGCGTAGCGGTATTCCTGCAGGGCGGTCGTGGTGATGTGAATCTTGTTGGCCGTG